AGGACCGAGGTCGGTCCTGTGCCACTGACGGCACACTCCTGTCGGAGACGTTGAACGAGCTGCAGGTAGTTCATGGGTTACTTAGGCAGGTTGCTGGAGGAGTTGACGCAGCCATGGCACGCCCTGCTTCGGGTGAGGGTCGTGCATCACCTGGAACGGGTAGGTCAGCGACAAGATGTTTTCTTCTTGGAAACCCATGCTTCCATCCGGCTGGACGATCTTCTTCTGGCGCACGCGCGATTGTTTGGCGTTGGCCAATACAGCAACGTGATACCGGCGAAGAATCGCAGTGTTGCCGCGCACCACCATGCGGTAGTCGCCGTTGACGTTGACTTCAACGAAGGCTGCCTCGTTCTCATTGACGGGCTCGTTGAAGAACACCTCAAGCTCGTCGCGCATGAAGGCCTCTTGGTCGAGCTGGTCGGTACTGATGACGCGATCGGTGTCAATCTGAATACCTTTGCCATCGGTCGCTTCGGCCATGGACTGCACGCCGTTGATGATGTCAACTTCGTTTGAGTCCACGCTCTTCTTGCGTTCGTAGCTATTCACGCGGCTGGTTGGGTTGGTCATGGGTCAGGTCTCCAAGAAAAGGGAATTGGGGCGGGGCCACCCGAAGGCGGCCCCTTGCCGACTTAGGCAGTCAGCGGATTGGCAGGCACGTCCATCAGGTTGTAGAACGTGTCAGTGACGCCAGTGGCGCTCAGGTCAGTGGAGCCGGGAGTGAACGCGGTGCCAGCAGTCAGGGCGATGCGCAGGGCACCGAAGGGGCAAGCGCCAGCAGGGGCTTCTGGGAACTGCAGGGCCACGCGGCCGGCGGCCAGCTCAGCGCTGTCCACGATTGCGCCGGGCACGATGCCGACGGCACCGCTGGTGTCCAGCGTCAACAGGTACAGACGGGTCGAGCCGTTCACGCCGCCAGTGAAGCCACCGTTGATGGCTTGCACACCACCTGCAGCAGCTTGGTACACGGAGGCACCGGAGTAGCTGATGGCGATGTTGTCGGTCGTGGCCTTCGAGTAGAAGCGGCCGTCGATCGTGTAGGTGATGTCGGCAGTGGTCTTGATGGTGTTGGCGTTGGTGCCTTCAGCCAGACCAGCAGATGCCAAAGCGAACGTGGCACCGGAGTTCATAGAGAGGTTGTCAGACATGATTCAATCCTTGAAAAAGAGTTGCGAGAGACGGGGGCCGAAGCCCCCAGTCATCACAGGCCGGAGGCGGCTGCCTCGATGCGGACCATCCAGTTTTCGTTCAGGCGCACAGCGTTCTTGTAGAAGTTGGCACCGACGTAACCGAACTGACCCATCGGGTTGGCGTGAGTGATCTGCTTTGCAGGCAGATAGATCGGCTGAATGGCGTTCATGCCCTTCAGTGCAACCTGGCCCCAAGCCTCTTGTGCCACCACCATCAAGGGGTAGACGTCAGCAGTGGTGCCAGAGGTGCCGCCGTTGGACAGGAAAGTGCCAGCGGTGATCGAGCCGCCTGCAGCCAGGAATGGCTTGAAGTAGGGGCTGGTCACAATGCGGAAGCGCTCGACAGAACCGACTTCGCGCTCGTGCACGGGCTTTTGCGAGCCGTACTTGGCGACGGGCACGAAACCAGTCAGGTTACGAACGTCGGCTTCCATGTCGGTGTGGATGAACACCAGGTAGCTGGGTTCCACAGCGGAAGTGCCGTAGTTCACCGAGGCGGCCAACTTCTCGGTCACCAGTTGAGCGTGTGCGCTCTCCAGTTGACGAGCGGCTTGGCGCAGCTTGTTCAGGGTGATGGTCGTGTTCACGGAAGCGCGGGCGCTGCCGTTGGCGTACACGACGTTGGTGCCACCACGGACCACACCGTAAGAGATCAACTCTTCGATGGAAGCCATGTGCTCGCCGACCAGCTTCACCATGTCGCCGGGGATGTCATCCTCGTACATGGATTCGGCTTTGCTCGACAGCTTCATCAGCACGCCGTACTGCTGCAGGGTGACCTGCACGTCTTGATAGCTGATGGTGCGCGAGCCGGGTGTGACGCCTTCTTGCAGCAGGTAGTTGCTGGCGGTGATCGAAGGAGCGCCGTTGGTGCCAGCGTCGATTGGCAGAGCGCGACGGAACACCACGGTGTCAGTCTTGTTCTGGGGGATCTGTTTCTGCGTACCGAAGGTGCTCAGAACTTTGATGGGCATGGCGTGCTTGAGCATCTCGCGCTCGGCCATGATGAGGTTCCGGGAAGGAACGAGGGAATAGGTTTGCATGATTAAGCCTTTTGCTTGTCAAGTTGGTCCAGGTAGGCCCAGTACTCCTGCGGCGACATGTCCTCAACGGCCTTGGCTCGGGTGTTTGAGCCAGATCGCCCCGAGGGGATCGCTGCAGCAGCCGCCAGGCGCTGCGTTCTTTGTGACGTGACTGAAGTCGCTGCCTCGCTATGCAGGTCCAGGAGCCGTACAGCGTCTTGCGGGCTTTCGCTCGCCGCGAGCATCTGAACTTCTCTGGGTTGCCGCCGTAGCCAGCCAACAAACTCAGGCGTCTGTACACGTTCTTGCCATCCGGGATGCCGAATCTCGACTGACATTTCGCTGCGCAGACGGGCGATCTCATCGTTGCTGACAGCGGGCTGCTGCTGCACTGTCTGCTGCGCCGCAAGGCGCTGCTCCAATGCACTCAGCCGCTCGTTGAGCGCCGATTCCATCGCGTCCGCGAACTCTGGGTAGTCGCGTTTCAGGGCGTCCATCTTCTCGGGGCTGGCTTGCGCTGCTCGGATCTCTCCGGCAGTGGGTGCGTCGCCGCCCTTTGCAGTGACCTGCGCTGCCACCTGTTGCTGCTGCTTCAGTTGACTGCCCAGACCACCAATGTGGCCCTCTGCATTTCGCAGACGTTGCGTGACTTGGCCAAGCATGGTCTCAAGTCCCGAGATCTTGTCCATAAGCATCTGCTCGCTCGACGGTGCTTCCTCGTCGCCGCCCTTAGGTGCATCGGCCAATGCGGCGGGTGCGGGGTCGGCGGGGTAAGCCTGAGCGGGCTGCTGCTCATGCGGATCTTCGTTGCTCTCGGAAGCTGGCTGCGCGCGGCCTGAATCCTCTGCCTCGAGTTGATCCCAGATCTTTTGTGCTTCGTCCTGTCGGTTGGTTTGTTCCTGTACGTTCATTTCGGTGGTCGTCTCTCTTTTGGTCATTGCTGACCGGGATCGCCGACGCTGGTGAGTTCATCAGGGTCGACTGCTGGACTCAGGCTGGCCTCATCGGCCAGGCTGAGAATCTTGTTCAGCTCACTGATCCCACCTCGGATCAGGGCTGTCTTTTCGGGGCCAAACGACGGGTTGTCGTTCAACTGTCGTAGCTCATCGACACGGTTTTCAATGAGCTGCGACAGTCGCTTCCACGTTGCGCTGCGGAAGTCTTCTGGTTTCAAGCGTTGTCTCCGGGAATAAAAAAAGGCACCCGGGTCAGGGGTGCCTTTGAAAGAGCTTCATGGTGGGACAGGCAACTGCAAAGCGCACTGACCCGAGGCGAATAATACCAGCATTGTGATAGTTGGTGCAAGATATTAAATGCCAGAGCCTTGACGAGCCTTGATCGCGGCCTCGGCATTGAAGATCTGACGTTCGTTGTCGATCTTCAAGGTCTCAAGCCGCTCCTTCGATGCAAGGCTTTGCGTTGCCAAGCGCTCGGTTTGGTCCAGCTTCAAGAGCGTGGTGTCGCGCTCAATCCCCGCTTCGGTCATCGCAATCTCGTACTCACCCTGCTCTCGCTGCTGGTTGTACTGGATCTGCTGCTGCTGCAGGCCACGAGCTTCTTTGTTGTCCTCAATCTTGGCCATGTCGACTTCAGCCTTGATCTGAGCAGCGGCAATGCGTGGGTCTTGCGGCCCGCCCTGCTCTGCCTGAGCTTCCATCTCTTGCTTGACCTGATCTTCGGGTTTGAGCAGCTCCTCCGGGTTGACCTTGAACGCCTTGAGGATTGCGGTCAGTTCGGCGCGCTCCTTCAGGTGAGGGATGTAGCGCGGGTTATTGGTGATGTTGGCCAGGTTCAGCAGGGCTTGGTTCTGAATGTCGCGCTCGATCAGGGCGGTGGAGCCGCGGGCGTCGATCTCAAAGTCGCCCTTGATCTTGACGTCAGGATCGTTCGCCATCTTCCAGTCGTAGTACCGGGCGATGTGGGGCTTGGTGACGTTGTCGTCGTAGAGCTTCACGCGCTGGCGCAGCACGGCGTTGGCGTTGTTGTAGAGCATGACCATGCCGCCGACGGTCTCGGGCGCGCTGCCCTTCTCGCCGCCCATGATCTGGGGCATGCTGGTCTCCATGTCGGCAAACGACATGGCCGCTTGAGCGATGGCCAGCAGCTCCTGCAGGTGGCTGTTGAACTCAAAGACGCTGAACGCCTGGCGCACGTCGTCGAGATCGTCCTTGGCTAGCCAGACCTTGTTGGGCGTGATCTCGTAGCTGTTGTTCTGCGGGATGACCATGCCCTTCTTCAAGACGATCTGGCCGCCCAGCGAGGTCTTGCCGTTGTCCATGACCTGCCGCCAAGCGCTGTTGACCACGCGCTGCTGGTGCTCCAGCTCGTCCGGCATGCCGTAGCCAAACGGGGAGTCGTCGGCCTTGCGCCAGTTCCAGACGTCCACGGGCAGGGTCTTGTCGACCACCCACGAGTCCATGGCACCGATGATCTTGTCGTTGACGATGACCAGTACGCCGAAGGTGACGTCGGTCAGCGGGTCGCCCTCGGTGCGGGACGACAGCAGTTCCATCTCCTCGGGCTCAATCTCACCGTGGTAGGTCCACATCTCGTAAGAATCCTCACGGACTTGGTCACGCAGGATGCGGCCCTCGGCCACGCGCACTCGAGTGGCGGGCAGGCGCAGCACCTCGCGGATCGCCTCGGCGTCGTAGCCGGGAAGGCCCACCAGGGCGCGCAGTTCCTTGCGGTTGACGTTGCGACGCAGGAAGAAGCCTCGACCGCGCTGGTGGTCGTTGCCGCAGGACGGGTCGAAGAACGTGTCCCAAGGGTCCCAGCGCATGCTGGCGGGCACGATCGACTCGTTGATCTGCAGCACCTGCGTGCCGTCGGGCTGTGGAATCCACACCTTGCTGGTCTGGCGGGCCGGGAACGGGCCGTACATGACCATGGTGCCCAGGCGCACGCCGTCCTCGACGCCCTTGCGGCTCTCGCCGTTGAAGTGGCACTCGGTTAGGCTGTCGTCGATGGAGCGCTCCATGCCCTCGGCAGCTTCCTTGGCCGCCTCCATGATGGCCTTGGCCTCTTGGTCGGCGGTGAGCCCGGTGGGCTGGCGGGTCTGCGGGTCAACGGTCTCGGCCTGGTTGCCGACCATGCCGGCCATCTCTGGCAGCGGCGTGGGCTTCAGGCCCCAGTTGCGGTCGTCCACTGGGAACAGGATCTCGCACATGCGGGCCACGGCCTGGTCGACCTTGGGGCGCACGATGTTGATGACCACCTTGGAGCGGTTGCCCTCGGTCATCTTGCGGGCGGGCGGGCCGTTGCGCAGGGTGTTCTCAAACTCGCCGGTCGAGTTGTTGTGCTCGCCGAAGTAGAGCTGCGCATTCTTGCGCCAGCGCTTCTCGACGTCGCCAGTTGCACGGTGCTGAACCCAGTCGTCCCGCATCTTGACGAACACGCCGTAGAGTTTCTCGACCTCCTGCTTGGTGCGCTGGTCGTACTGCTCTTGGGTCATGACGTCGTCGCCGACCATCATGGCGATGTCTGGGGGAAAGTCGTTTGGGTTCATGGTTTTTCTCTCAGTAGCCGGTAACGGAATCTAGGGCCTCCCAGGCCGCCGACTGGTGCACCGGCACCTGCCAGTCATCCAGCTTCTTGGGTGGGACAGCGAAAGTCAGCGCCAGCGAGTCAGCCCGGTCGGGTGACTTGATGCCGCGCTTCTTGGCGTCTTGCTTGCTCTCGAGCAGCAAGTCCCCGCCCTTGTAGCCGTACTGCAATGCGGTCAGGTCGGTGACCAGGTCGGGGTCGTTGGGGATGGATGCACCGGCCTTGAGCCACTCGCGCAGGTCGCGCCACATCTTTGCCCGCAGGTTGTAGTTCTGGCCGTCGCCCATGCGCAGCGCGCTGTTGACGTCCACCACCATGTCGCCGAAGTCGCGGCGCAGGATGTCGGCCACACCGGAGCCGATGCCGATGGTGTCGACCGCGATCTGGGCCACGTCGCCATTCATGGCGCGGATCTCGTCCTTGGCCCGGCCAGCAACGTCCACAACGTCCATGCCGGAGAACACGATCTGGCGCAGGCACACGCGGCCTTGGCGGAACGTGAAGCAGGTCTTGTCGTCGCCGAATCGGGCCACGTCGATGCCCATCAGCACCGGGCCGTAGGCCATGATGTCGGCCGCACCCTTGCGGGCTGCAGCCTGGGCCAGTTCGCCAGGGATGAATGCGTTGGCCACCGAGGCGGTGTAGCTGCGGTCGACTTCCTGCGCCAGCACGACGGGGTCTAGCGTGGCCTTCTGCTTCTCGTACCAAGCCTCGTCCTTGCGGGGATCGTCGCGCCAGTCGAAGACGAACTTCTTGGTGCGGCCGTCGTGCGCCCGGCGGTAGAACGGATTGCCCGCGCCGTTGGGCGTGGACACGTAGATCCGGCAGTTGGATGTCTGAGACAGCGCAGCGTCGGCTGCGTCTGGGTGCTCGAGGAACGCGGCCTCGTCCACGAAGTAGATCGATGTGCGGTTGCCTCGGCCAATGTTGTCACCGGCTTCGCCAGTGATGAAGGACCCGTTCTCGGGGTTCTGGATCTTCATGAACGGGGCGTGCTTGCTCGGGTCCCAGCCACCTGGCTGGAACTCAGCGGGCAGCAGGTTGATGAACTCGCGCACCTTCCAGAACAGGCTGGCCGGGTTGCCGATCTGGTCGACGTAGCTCTCCTTGCGGGAGCCAAAGCCCACCACAGTGCCGGTCTTGAAGAGCATCATCCAGGCGGCGAAGGCCACGCACAGCCAGGACACGCCAGCGTCTCGGCTCTTCTCGACGATGCCGTCCTCGCGGGCCAGCCAGCGGGCCAGGCACCAGTCGATGAACTCGCGCTGCTTGGGGAAGAGCACGAACGGCACAACGGTGCGCAGGCCCTTCTCGGCCAGGCGGGGATCGAACGTCATGCCCCAGTCAGAGATGAAGTCTGCCGGGTGCCCGGCGTAGTAGTCGATCAGACGGGCGACGATCTCTGGCTGTGCGCGCATGCGCTCGAGGCGCTCCACGCGGGTCTGGAACACCTTCTCGTAATCGGGATTGATCCAGTTAAAGTCTTGCATCACTCGCCCTTGATCAGGCGCTCGTAGGCCTGCTCAGCCGTCAGCGACAAGTCAGCCTTGATCTCAATGGCCTTGCCGTTTGCACCGGTGTGCTCGACTTTGGACTTGTCGCCGTAGGCTGCGGCGTTGAGCTTCGCGGCCACCTTCAGGTTGACGTCGATGGCTGCGCGCAGGCCTGCGGCATCGCCAATCGCTGCTGCCTTGCGGCCGTAGTCGAGGGCGGCGTCCACCAGGTTGTGCGAGCGCAGGATGGCCAGCATGGAGTACTGCTCAGCGGTCTCCTCGCTGTCGCACAGGATCTGGCGCAGCTTCCAGCCAGCGATGGCAAACGGCAGGCTGTCGGCGATCTCTTGGAAGGACTCGCCCCAGACGTAGCGGTCGAACACCTCCTCAGCAACCTCAAGCACTTGGGCCTTGAGCTTCGCCGCCTCGGCGCGCTTAGGATCAAGGTGCAGTGCGGTGCCTGGTGGCTTGCGCTTCTGGTCTTTGGGGGTGTCTGCCATGGTGATTTGGAGGAGGCCCACGGCATCTCACCTCCCTGGGAGACGATCAGCTCGGCAAGCGCCGGGGCCAAAAAAGAAAAGGCCCGCACAGGGCGGGCCGGGTTTTTGGGGCGTACTGCCCCGGGCGCTACTTTACAGCATTGTGAACTAATCGTCCAGAGTCTGCGGTAAACGGGTCAGGCCCTGCCTTGTGCAGACGGTCAAAAACCGCACGGCAGCCTCCATCACTTCTCGGTCGGACTGCATGCCCCATTCCTTGCTCAGGTACAGGAAGCACGCGGCGATCTCAGGCGTCAGGTGGGTGTTGATCGTGCGTCCGCCATGCTTGAGGCGGTATTTGCGCTGGCGCTCGGCGTGCGTCATAGCGTCCTGCTTGCGGGACCGGAAGCCCTTTTTGCGGGTCAGGTCCTCGGGCTTGATGTGGTCAATGGCGCTCATAGCCCGAGCCTCGCGGATTCGTGGATCATTGACCCGGCCCAGATCGCCAGCATGATAGTCACGGCCAGGACCAAGCTGTTGATGGATGGTTTTAGATCCCGGCGCTCTTCCCGGTCCAGGCGCTCTTTGGCCTCGCGGATGCGCTTGATGCGTACCGGGCAGTCGCGCCCCTGTCGACAGTGTTTGTTGCAGCAGCAGTTCATTGTTTCACTCGATCTTTGTAACGGTTGAATCTCCATGATGTGGCCTCGCGCTCAACGCGCTGCCAGACCAACTCGCGCTCCTCTTCGCTCATGCCGCTCCATTGGGCCACTTCAAGGTAAGTCCGGCCACAGCCCTTGCAGACTTCGTCGTATAGCGTTGTGCACACGGCGATACAGGGGCTGTCTGGCCGTGTCACGCGGTGGCCTCTTTGGTTGTGGCCACCAGCACCAGAGCGCGCTCCATCTCCTGCACAGTGCATTCCTCGAGCTGCTGAGTGTGGATTGCCATGCCAGCTTTGATGAGCTGCATCTCGGGGCCCGTGAACAGGAATCGGCCGGTGCGCTCGCCGCGTTCGTGCGCGGCGTAGGCTGCGTCCTTGGCCGCCTTAAGCTCTGGCAGCCAATCAAAGCCCAGCTTTGGGTTGATGCGCGGCAGGCACACGGCCATGGCAAAGGCCTCGCGCATGGTGTGCGAGTGATCGCCCGTGCCGTGGCCCAGGATGATTGCATCCATGGCTGCGACGTTGGCCAGCTTGAGATGGACCCCGGCTTTTGGCACGCTGCCCACAGGTTTGAATCCGGCCTTGATCCAGCTCATGTTGTCCAAGCGCACACCCTTGGGTTTGTAGCTGCTCTTCTTACGCATTGTGATTCTCCCTGGGCGTGCAGGTGTGGATGCCCTGGTCATCGGGCTTGATGCGCAGCACCTTGCCGCATCTCTCGCAGCGCACCTCTTTGCCGAAGATGGCCTCCCACTGCGAGCTGAAGTCTTGCTTCGGCACACTGAATGGGCGTGCCGATGATCCCTTGCCGCCGTCGCTCATAAGCCCACCTGCTTGAGTGCTGATTGAAGACCTGCAAGGCCACCGACGCGCTGACCTTCGATGAAGATCTGCGGAAGCTGCCGGGCCTCTGGCCAGGTGTTGATGAGCTGATCCATGAACTCAGGATTGCCAACGTCGCGCTCTTCAAACGCAAGGCCTTTGCTCTTGAGCAGTTGCTTTGCCGTCACGCAGTTGGGGCACGCGTCCTTGGTGTAGATGACGATGATCATGCGGCGTCTCCGAAGAATGCGTGCATGGTGATGGGTGCTGCTGTCCGCAACACATCAAGAACCTGCTGCGCAATTAGTCGATGCTCCTTTTGCGTTGACTCGTGCAGCCTCTGCTTGAGATAGAAGATCCATGATCGCATCGTGCCGTTGAAGTACAAACGGCTAGGAGTCATGCCTTCAGGCAAAACAATACGGGCCACCTCTTTCGCTCCGCCATTGGATAGGCACCACTCATAGGCAGCCTCAACTGCGGCAATGACAGCAGCTTGCTTGCGTTGCCACTCGGTGTGACGCCAGTCATCGGCAGGCACCTCAACAGACAGTTGTCTGTTCTTTGGGTGTTGCTCACGAAACTCACGGAAGATAAAGTCATCCAGTTTGTCAACGGTCTGGTAACGCTGCGAAAACTCCTGCGGCTTGATTGAGCTGTGACGCAGTGCTTGTCGTCCAATATCCCGGGCTGTATTTATCTCAACGCAGACGTTTGCCATGTCAAACGGGGAGACGTGCCCTTCTTCCATGCAGTAGTAAAGCAGCCGGATGTTCTCGCTGTCTTGACCTTCCGGGTTTGAGACCCGCGCCATGAACATGATTTGCTTGTCGATGTCGGGCGTTGCCCATTGGATTTTTACTTGGTTCATGTGTTCTTCTCCTTGAGTTTGGCTTTAATAGCCGCAACGCAAGCGTTCCAGCCATTGGCAAACTCGTAACTTGGTGCTGTACTGACTTTCATGGTGTCAGGAACGGCCCATTGCCGCTGTGTTGCGGGTTGGGTGGTGTAGAGGGGTGTCGTATGGAAATGTCCTGGTGTCCAACTTAGTCCGGCATCGTTGTCCACAGCACGGGTTCCCATGTCAGCCCAAGCGGCAGGCTCTAAAGGTGCTTTGATAACCTGATCCTCGTATGCGGCTCCACACATTGCACAACCGCCAACGCCATCCTGCACGGGTGCTGCGACCATTTTCGTGGCGTCAGGAATATGGTCAGGTGCTGGCTGTGCTGCGGGCGGATTGGCAAGCATTGTGCGAAGCTCTTGCTTGGCTTCCTCCGCTTGATCGTACGCGCTACCGTCATCAAATCTTCCGCCAACCAGTGACCATGTAGATGCAAAAACTTGCGCCTGACTCATAACAGCATTCACCCAATCCACCCACGCCACAGGCTCCTGCACAGGTGCTGCGGGTGGGGTGGTGTAGAGGCGGCGTTCCAATTCGTGCCATGCGTGTTCACGGTTGCGGTGCTGGCTACGCTCGGTATTGCACTCCACGACGATTCCTGTTGGCTTGTGAGTTAGGCGTACACCGTTTTGAAGCCTGAGCATGAATCCACCTTGTTGATCCGAGTAGGTTTCAACAATCACATCTTCGGGCTTCAGCTTTGTCGGCTCCTGCACAGGTGCTGGCTCCTGCTTCTCTGCTTGCTCGATGGCGGTGCGGAGGGAGGTGATGGCTGCGCTGGCTTTTTGCATTGCTTCATTCCCATCATCTGTATGCCAGTCGCAAGTCGCATAAACGAGTTCCAACGCCTCCAGCGCCTGCTTCATCGCGTTCAGTTGTGTGGTCATAGACCCATCTCCCTTCTGATCTGCCTTACGCGCTCATCGGTGCATCCCACCTCGTGCGCAATGGCTGTTGGTTTGACTTTCTCGCGCAGCAGTTCCTCAATGCGCCTGCGTCGTGCGTGAGTCTGTGTGCGCTGACGTTCGCCACGTTTCCAGATGGCCATCAGTTCCTGCACCTTTTTCTGGCCCAGCGCCTTGATGATGGTTGCTGGCACCTCAAACATCGTGATGCGTCGACCGTCATCAAGTTCGTACCTGCGAGCCTTGATACCGTCGGCGCGAGTGCGGGTCTCCAGGCACTTCATGACAGCGACCTCCATTTGTTCTTGGTGCTCATTAGGCGATCCATGGGGCCTCCTCGAGCTTCTCGCGCTGCTGGCGCTGGTAGTCGCGCAGTTGACCGAGCGTCCAGGGTGTTGGGCCGTTGGCGGGTGGGAAGGGCCATGGCTGTGGGGTGCTCATGCCTCCCTCGCTTTCAGCATTTCTGCGTAGTAATCGCGGAGGTCTTCAACCGTGGCATCTCGCCACATGGCCATGCCGTGGCCGTCATCGTCCCATTCAATCAGGCGCTGAAGAACTATGCGCCCGCGAAAACCTTTTCTAAAGTTCCAGTTGCTCATGCCGCCTCCACTCGGCCATCGCGCCACTCGCGGGTTGAGGCTCGGCGGCTTGGCACGTTCTCGTGGTCCTGCGAGCCTGGGCGCACGGGCACCCACTCTGGCTTGTAGTTCTCTTGGCTCATTGGCTGAGTCAGAGTGCGCTCGGGCGGAAGTCCGCCGTGAACCTTGCGGTTGTGTTTCATGTTGATCTCCTTCACGCAAAATCGCGTGAGCCCGATTATAAGCATTGTGAACCTTTAGCCAAGGGTTTCATCAATATATTTTGCAAGCAGTCGTCCGGCCTCGAGCACGAGCTGGTCGTCGCCGTCCTTGCGTTCAAGGGTGCGGCGGGTCCAGGTGCGGAACTCTCTGGACAGCGCACGCCAGTGGTCTGGGTGGTGCAGTTGCAGCCAGTCCACACCGGCGACCATGGCCCGCACCTCGGCGTGGCTGTAGCCGGTGACGTCCTCGCACTCAAAGGATGTGCCGACCGCCCTGGCGAACATGGGCGAGACACTTGCGAAACCCAACTCTTGCTGGGCATCGCTCCAGTCTTTTGCGGCCCACTGGCCCAGTAGTTCGCCGACCCACTCCGGCTCCAGTCTGATCATTGCTTTGCCCTTTTACACGCTAAGGAATTGACAACCCGGCAATCTGCTCGGGTTCACATTATTGATACGGTCACGCTGCGCTGCAGTGGCGCGAACTCCTCCAGAAGAAAGCGCTATGCCACCTTTGCATCGCAAGCTGAAGGCTCCCATCACACGCAAACGCATGCCGCGAGCGACGGTCCTGCTGGGCTGGTCAAGCAACGGTCGACCGGTGGCGTCGATCCCGCTGGTCACTCCGGCTGCAGTAGAGCGCAGGATCTTGATCTGGCGCAAGAAGGGATACAAGGTCAGCGCGGTCATCGAGTTCGATTTCATGTGATGGCCTTGCGAATGGCAGCCGCGATGGCCAGCGTGCCGTAGCCGTCGATGCCCATCTGCTCGACCAGAGCGGCGATGCGCTCGCGGTCGGCTGCGGCGACAAGGGCGGCGAAGCGTTCAAGCTCGTCGAGGTACAGCAGCACCAAGTCATCGTCTCTCTCGGGGATGGTGTCTGGCGATTTATCCGATGCCTCCCGCGCCATGCGGATGATGTCTTCGCGGGTCATTTCCAGTCATCCTCCGGCAGACGTTGGGTGGCCACCAGCGTGGTCGGCTGGCCGGGCACGTTGCGGAAGACGGTCACCGTGTGGAAGCCGTCGCTGGTGTCGATCCCGATCGAATACTTGGCCTCGTTGAAGGCCATGGCCTTGCCAGCGTTGAAGCTCTCGGCGTCGGCCAGCATGCGTGGCGTTGCGTTGGAAACGATGGCCGTTTTGATGGCGTCGCCGAAGTTGGCCATCACCATCTCGTAGCGTTGCCGCCAGTACTGTGCTTCGGTCATGCCACACCCCCAGCCAGACCGCAAGCGCCATGCACCTTGACCGTCTTCTGCTCCCAGTTGATGTACTTGCTGCCGCCCGGCGCAGTCTTTATGGTCTCGACGTTGACCTTCTCGTGCGCCCAACGCCACATGGCGCACTTGTCAGCGAGGCATGAGCCTTTGAGCAGCGGGCAGGCCAGCGCCTTGGCTTCTTCGACGGTGTGCGTATTCATGCCAACCCCTCCACCATCATGCTCACCTCGCCGCCAGGCGTGGATGGGGCCCACTCAAAGGTCTCCCGCACCAGCACCTTGTTGCTGTCGTCGAGCCAAAAGCCCGCCTTGGTGAGCGCGTCGGCCACCACCTTGCGCACGTTGTCCACGTCTCTGGCCCGCCGATCAGGGGGCGACAGCAGCCACAGCACCTTCAGCGGGCCGCCAAGGGGCTTTTTGCCAAGCAGGTTGCCCATCCCCATGCTGGCCACGATCTGGGCCACCACGGCCTCATAGGCCTTCGCCTCGGGCGTTTTGTAATGGCCGCCAGCTCGCGTGTGCTTGACCGCGTGGTTGCCGGTGACCTTCGGCCAAGGCAGTGCAAAACTAAAAGTTAGTCTTTGCTCACATCGGAGTGTTACTGTGACATCTTGCACATCGTGAAATTCATTGCTCATCGCTCCTTCTTTCTGCCGGTTCCGGCGCTACATCATTGTGATTCTTCTGCGGTGACAAAACCCCATCTACGGAGACAAACGCGACAACGCGACGGGGTCCTCTACACGTGGGGGGAGAGAGAATATATATAAGTAACAGAGTATTTTTTTTATTATCTATATATACCCAAAGCCCCTATCCATGCGGCTCTTGGCCGGAGACGGGGCCGTCTCCACAGTGCTGCGTTATTCGTCATCCTCGCCCTCCTCAACCACTGGAGCAAACTCGCTGGCCACCCAGGCCATCCGGCTCTTGCCGCGCCCTGATGGTGGTCGATATTGAACCAATGTGATGGCCTCCCTGCGCTTGAGGGAGTCGATGATTGAGTCCTGCTGCCGTGGCTCCAGGGCTCTGTACATGCGGCTGAACTTGGTCATCTCTGACTCTGTGCGGCCCTGCGGGCCTGCTTGCTTGACGACCCGCAGGACGTCCTGGCACCAGCGGTCGAAGTCGCTGTCACCCATCCGGGTGGCCACCTGCTCCTGCTGGATGGACAGGGTGAACTTGACGAAGTCGATGGCCCACTGGGCGCTGGTCTGGTCGATCTCGAGGCCGCCGCCCGAGGCCACCTCCTTGAGTTTGGCTGCGTCGTAGCGTGCGCAGGCCATGCCAAGGGCCAGCTTCGCGGCGTGCTCCCATGCCCTGCCCCACAGGGGTGCCAAGCCGTTGGCCTTGTTCTCCTCCATGCGGTTCTCGACCCAGTCGTCGAACTCGCGAAAGAGCTGGTTGGTCATGCCCGCGAAGGGCAGCTCAATGGGGCTGGCTGGGTCCAGGCCGAGGATGCCGCACTGCAGCTCACGGGCGGCCTTCATCCACTCGACGACCTCCGCCGGAGGCTGGCCGATGCCAACGTAGTTCTTGGCCACGCGCTTGTCGGGCACGAACATGATCAGCATGCGGTTGAGGTAGCCCGAGACCACGTCCTGGCTGCCCAGGGCTGGCCAGAGGGTCTCTGGGGTGGTGGTGCCATGCAGGCCAACGCAGGGGTACGGGATGTCCTTGCGCTCCTTGGTCTTGCGGTCTGCGTACTCGGTGCCGTGGTAGACCGTGCCGGAGCTGGAGAAGAGCTTCATCAGGTTGGTCACGATGCTGGCCAAGTGTGGGCCTGCGCCCTTGGTGGCCACCGCCTTGAGCATCAGGCCCAGCTCGTCGATCTGAAACAGGCTCACCGGGTGATCCGCGGCGCGGGCCAGCAAGGCTGTGCCGGAGGCCAGCTCCTCGCCGCCGAGCAGGTCTGACAGGCCGGCGGCCTGGAAGAGCACCTTCACGCACTTGCGAGCGTGGTCCTTGCCCGCGCTGGTGCCTGCCACACCCACGAGGTAGTAGTTGGTGCGAAGGCCCGTGCTGGTGGCCACTTTGCGGCCGAGCACGGTGCCCACGACGGACAGGGCTGCCGCCAGTGCCAGGATGGGCTGGGGCTTCTGGGCGGTCTGCAAGATCCACTCGGTCAGCTTCTGCACGACGTTGAAGGCCTCCCCGCCGGGCTTGAGCAGGTGCTCGGGGTATTCCGGCACGTCGTAGACCACCTCGTCCGAGGCCGACGCCTTGACCGGCACCGCCTTGACGGGCGTGTCGTCACGAGTGACAACAGCGTCGGGCGTGGTCTTGGCCTTCTTGCGCTCCTCTTGCTTGGCCATCGCCGCGTCGAGGTCGAGGGTCACGTCGGGCTTGTGCTTGGGTGGGTGGCGCTCGACGCCTGCGATCTGCGCCGCCTCGTCGAGGGCTCGCTTGATGTCGCCGTTGTGCTGGAGCATGCACAGCAGGTCGAACGCATCGTGCGCGAAGCCGTCAGCGATCGGGTCCGAGCCGTGGTGGCTGTAGCACTTCTGGTGGTCCTGGTCGCTGAAGACGACCACGCCGGGGATGCGGGTGCTGGAGCTGGGGGCGAGCCATCGCTTGCCCTTCTTTCTGTACCCTGCCTGGCTGAGCAAGTCCTCAACGCTGACCGCTCGGTTGTACTTGCCGATGATGTCGTTGCCGTCGGGTGTGACGTTGCGCCCTGCCTGCACGTAGCGCTTGCCAACGTGCATCTTCTTCCATGGGCACAGGTTCTCGATCTCCTCGCGCAGGCCGGACGTCTTGTCCGCCAGGGCGCGCCAGAACTCAAGCAGCTTCGGAGGGATCTGCGGCAACTCGTCGAAGTCCCACGGGGCCTTGCCCTCTGCCCATGTGTAGTGGTGGCCGTCTGGGTGTTGCGATGGCGGCAGCACGTCCTGGTTGGGACCTGCGCGGAACTCAATGATGGTGAACCGATCAACGGGGCTCTTTGCGTCCTGCTTGGGCCAGGTGATTTTGAGCAGCGGCATGTCCGCAGGGACACCTGCGAAAACAGCCTTGTCGCGGTTCGCCTTTGAGCGAATGCGCATACCGAAATCCATCACCTCGTCGTAATCGAGGCCAAACTCCTCGAGGATGTGGCGGGCCCATGCCTCGTCGTCCACGTCGATCGCACCAGTGCCGCTGGGCTGGTGCACAAGTCCCATGTTCTGCAGGCCTTGGGCCAGCTTCTTGACGGCCTTCTCGGGTGCGTTGATCAACTCGCTCGGGGCATTCCATCCCGGGTGATTGGGCCCCTTGGTCTTCATGGGCATCATCACCAGGCTCCAGCCCTGCTGGATGTAGGCGAACGCATGCTCAATCTGGGTTCGCTGTTGGTCGCTCAGTTGTGTCTGTTCATTCGGTGTGCTCATTCGTCGCTTTCTGCCGCCGCTTTGCAATAAAGGAGACCCGGCGGAAATCCGTGAAAGCGGAAAACCGGATGGCGTGGCCGCGCCCCGCCGGGTCAAAATACATCATTGTGATACCTGGGCTCTTAGAGGTTGCCCGCACTTCACGCGCGTGATACCTTGGCCAGGATCTTTGAGTCGGCGCGCAGCTTGCCGCGCGAGATGTGTTCAATTCGCAACTGCTGCAGGTTCGGGATACGTCCACGGGTCTTCCAGTTGCTGATGGTCGGCTGTGTCACGCCCAGAGCCGCTGCGGCTGCGGCCTGTGAGCCGAAGTGTTTGATTACGTTGTCGATTTTCATGTTCATCCAGAGGTTCGTCTGAGGATGCGAAGTATAAGCCATGTGATAACAGGTCGCAAACCTGCGGTCAAGCTATCCCGACGACAGCCATGACCAAGAACTTCCAGCGCATGTCAATAGGGGATAGGCTCCGCTACCTCATTGAGGTACGGGGGTACACCCAAGTGGCGCTCGCACAGAAGGTTGGAGTCACACAGGCGGCGATCAGCAACCTAGTCACGGACTCGTCGCGCAAGCCCAGCGCACCGACGCTGCTCAAGCTCGCTGCAGCACTGCAGGCGAACCCCGACTGGATCATCACGGGTGAGGGCGAGCCCTTCCAGATGAGCACCATCGGAGCCAAGGGTGAGCAGCAGCTCATCGAAGCATTCAGGGCCATGGATGACCAAGCAAAGGCAGCTCTGCTGGCCGCCGCGAAGGCCATGTCCAGCCGCTGAACTTCACATACCTGATAAAACCATAGGGTCTTTTGAGACCCCTTTTTTGACAGTCGACTTCACAATTGTGATATAGTTCAGTCACTGGCCCAGCAGATCCTGGGACGTGACTGGAGATCAACATGCAATACGGCGACATCACTCAGAGCTACATCCGCTCTGGCCGCTTTGACAGCAAGAACCGCGAGATCGGCTACATCGTCGTCTTCTGTGACAACGGCGTCGACTTCCGCGCCTATGTGCAGAACGCACGCCGTGTCGATGGCGAGTGGACAGAGTTTGGCGCCAAACAGCGCAGCAAGTCTTTCGACTCTCAGGCAGCAGCCACCCGCTGGGCCTACGCAACCGCCAACGAGCGGATCGCCAAGATCAAAGCCTGATATCACATTGCCTAAGGAGACCGACATGAACGTCAAGAACGCACTGCACGACAAGTGTGCAAGCACAATTAACCATCTCAACCAATTGATTGAGAAGTTCACGCAAGCCAACGAGATGCTGGCTGCCAGCGAGGCTCGACCAAACGAGCCAGCGCCTGAGTGGCGCATCAAGCACAACCTGCGCACGATCGAAACCTACAAAGACGAGATCGTTGAGCTGGAAGACCTGCGCGACGGCCACATCAATGCCAGCCAACTTGGCACCGCTCGCCGCTTCTTCAACGACATGCCAGCATGGGGCACTTACGGCACCTGAAGTATCAGCATTGACATAGGAGAAACAAGATGAGCACACAACACACACCCGGACCATGGACCATTAACTGGTACGAATGCACCATGGACCAAGGGGACGTTGAACACGCCAAAAGCAAAGGCAACCTGAGCGCCAAAGTTGGAGACGTACTCTGGCGAGCACCGCACAGCATTGGACCCTGTGGTAGTGAGAATAGCCACTGGGGCGGTGATTTGTTGACGGTTGAAGAAGCAGACGCCCGCCTGATCGCCGCAGCGCCTGATCTACTGGAGGCGTTGGAAAACGTCATGTATTGGGACAACGGAAAGCCGGAGTGGGAAGCCGCCCGCGCCGCAATCGCCAAAGCAACGGTGGCCACATGAAGCACGACGCATTCGACTTCACCGCCGATGGTATGACCCCGGCCCAACGCGCTTGGCGCATCGCATTTCTGCTGGCACTGATCACGGTGCTGGTGCTTGACCTGTTTGTTTGGAGGCCGTGATGCGAGCCCCTGTCTACGGCGAGCTACAGATTCACAAGGCGAACAACCTGATCCGTGGCCTGTGGTACTCGCGACACGAGGAGCCCAAGCCGGTGGAGTTCTACAGCCTGTGCGACCGTGAGTGGCAAGACCCGGCCGAGCACGAGAGGGTTCTGGACCGGCAATTGCTGGTCGGCACCTTGTTGGGCAAACTCGACGACAGGCGTCGCGACGTCCTGGTCATGCACTACGTTGAAGAGATGACGCTTGAAGAGATCGGCGACGTCTACGGCGTAACCAGGGAGCGCGTCAGGCAGATAGAACGCGATGCCATCCGGCGCGTCAAATACTGGGCACGCGATGCCATCCGCCTGAACCAGGCAATCAAGGAACACCGAGATCAACTGAAGGAGCAAATGCAATGAAACTCACACCCGTCCCCTACTCCAAGCGCACAGAGCCCTTCATCCCCGTCGGGCACCCCGACTATGTCTGGACCACTGGTGCCGACGTGCAAGCCACCTGGCGTCGCTTCGGGTGGCTGCCGATCGCAGAGGCCCGTGCCAATGAGCAGAGTGAGAAACTTTTCACGAAAGCCATTGCTCAAGACTTCACAATGCCTATATAATCTCAACCACTGACCCGGCAGATCCCGGGCGCTTCCAGAATGGAACAAGCCGTGAAACGCACCATCACCACCAAAGTCTTCGCCATCGCCAGCCCCTACAGCCGCCTCACCCCCGAGGACCTGCGCACTGGCGACATCGGCCATGAACTCCAGTACTGCACCACGGACATGTCTGGCTGCGAAGGCTACGTCGTCGTCGGCAAAGGCACCGTCACCGTGGAGCTGCACGACAGCAGCGAAGTCGCCGCCAACCAGGTGGCCGTGCTGCGCAAGAAGGCCGAGAAGATCCGCATGGAGTCTGCCGAGAAACTGGCCATCATCGAGGACCAGATCCGCAACCTGCAGGCCCTGACCTACGAGCCCACCGAAGTGGCTGCGTGAAGAAAGTCTTTGACGACCTTCACAATGCTGATATACTGACAACATCAAACACGTTTTTTAACCACTCCTTCAAGGACGACATCATGCAAGCCATCACCATTTCCGAACTCGTCGCCGCCCGCATCGCCGCCAAGCGTGCAGAGGACGCCGCCATCAAGGCCCGCCGCGAGATCGACGAGCAGATCACCAACCTCCTGCGCCCCACCGACAAGCTCGAGGGCACCGTCAGCGAGAAGACCGGCGAGTACAAAATCTCCGTGGTCTACAAACTCACCCGCTCGGTCGACACCGAAGACCTGCAGAAGGTCTGGGACAAGCTCACCGCCGAGCAGCAGGGTGCGTTCAAGTGGAAAGCCGACGTGTCGACAGCGGCGCTGCGCAAGCTGGACGACAAGGCGTTGACCGCCGTCTCCAAGCTGATCACCAGCAAACCCGCCTCCCCCACCATCACCATCGAAGCCATCTGAGCTTCATGTATCACATTGCTTTAACTGGAAACATCATGGCTATCCAACTCAAGTCAACTAAACAAGCAGCCATGGATGGGATCAAGTGCCTTGTGCACGGCCCGTCCGGCGCTGGCAAGACGACGCTCTGCTCCACCACCGGCGAGCCCACCATTATCATCAGCGCCGAGTCGGGCTTGCTGTCGCTGCGCGGCTTTGACATCCCGGTGATTGAGGTCAAGACGCTGGACGAGCTGTACGAAGCATACGCATATGTCGCTGGCGAGGCTGGGGCGCAGTATTCGTGGGTCTGCTTGGACAGCATCTCGGAGATCGCCGAAGTGGTTCTCAACCACGAGAAAAAGACGGCCAAGGACCCGCGCCAAGCCTATGGCTCTCTGGCGGAGAAGATGACGGACTTGATCCGCGCCTTCCGCGACTTGCCCGGCCGCAACGTGCTGTTCCTGTGCAAGCAGGAAAAGAGCAAGGACGAGCAAACCGGCGCGATGCTGTACGGCCCGAGCATGCCTGGCAACCAGCTCAAGAATGGGCTGGCTTACTTCTTTGACGAGGTTCTGGCTTTGCGGGTCGAGAAGGATGCCGAAGGGAATCCCACTCGTTGGCTCCAAGCGCAGCGCGATTACAACTATGAAAGCAAAGACCGCAGCGGAGCGCTCGACATGTTTGAGCAGCCCGACATCGGGGCCATCGCCGCGAAGATTCGCGGAGCAGTTTCAGCCTAAGCGTACGTGGGCTTTATCACGTCGCATATCACATTGCCTACTATCCTTTGAAAGGGACACCCATCATGGCGCAATTCAACTTCGACACCAACAACGCTCCCAAGCGCGAGAACAACTACGAGCTGCTGCCCGCAGGCTGGTACACCGCCCAGGTGACCGAGTCCGATCTGGTCGCCCTCAAGTCCGGCCAGGGCCAGGCCCTGAAGCTGACCATTGAGGTGCTCGACGACGGCTACCGCAACCGCAAGGTGTGGGCTCGCCTGAACGTGCGCCACTCCGGTAGCCCCAAGGCCGAGCAGATCGCTCAGGAGCAGCTCCGCGAGCTGTGCGAGTCGATCGGTGTGGTCCGCATGCAGGACACCGTCGAGCTGCACAACAAGCCGTTCTCCGTGAAGCTCAAGGTCCGCAAGGACGACACCGGAAATTACGAAGACCAAAACGAGGTCACTGGTTTCAAACCAGCATCTGCTGGAGCTTCTGCGCCTAGTGCCGGTGGCATCGCCCGTCCTCAGTCCGCCCCGGCATCTGCGCCATCCGCTGCTGCCGCGCCCGGTGGCTCAACTCCTCCTTGGGCAAAGAAGGCGGCTTGACATGCTTAAGACTTGCACCAAGTGCGGAGTTGAGAAGGTGGCGGAGGTTGACTTCTCCAGAAGCTCCACGCATGCCGGAGGCTACTCAACTTGGTGCAAGGCCTGCCATAAGCAGCGCAGAGCAGAGACTCAGCACAAGTACTACGAGAAGCACAGCGAATGGAAGCGAAACAACAAGGCCAGCGTCAGTGAGTACATGGCGGAGTACCGCCAGCAAGACTCGCAGAAGCAGAAGGCGGCCCAACGCTCGCGCATTTGGAGGCAAGAGAATCCTGCTCTGCTGTCAGCGCTAAGTGCCGGAAGCAAGGCCGCGAGGAAGATTGCAACTCCGACATGGGCGAACAAGAAGATTATTGATTTTCTCTACGCAACACGGCTGTATATGCAGCAAGACACCAACCAAGACTGGCACGTCGATCATCACATTCCCATTAAAGGGAAGACGGTGAGCGGACTGCACGTTCACAACAACCTTCGGGTTGTTCCCGCAACTTACAACCTGCGCAAGAGCAACAAGTACTGATATTCGGGGCCGAAAGCGGATGCTGATGGATCAAGGGGAGCGAGTGGACTTCGTGGGCCACCAGTACCTCCACAGACGCAGCGAGTAGGCCCCGCCTACACAAGGATAAAGCCATGAAAGACATTCAGCTCAAAGAGTTCCAGCGTGCCGTGAAGTTCATCGACGCGCTGGGCTGCACTTACAAGATCATCACCCCTGAAGGTGAAGAGTTCGGCACCCTTGAGGTCAAGCCGATCAAGGACCGCAAGCGCGCCCCGCTGCGCTATCCATACGGCGAGATCTCCAAGTTCTACAAACCGCAGCTCAACCTCCAGGCCGAGATCGGCGAAGTGCAAGAGATCGCCATCGGTAAATTTACCGCCGAAGACATCCGCAGTGGCGTGTCCAGCATGCTGTCTCGCGAGTGGGGCGTTGACACCTACACGACCAACATCAACGACTCCGCTGTTGAAATTCTGCGGACCGCTTGATGGCGCGCGACCAACAAACCCATTCCCCTAAACCACAACAAAGGAAAACTGTGAATCCAGTCCTAACCATCAAGGCCACCAAGCTCGGTGTCGAAGTCATCTTGAACGCCCTGCAGAAGCTGCCCTATGAGCAGAGCGCAGGCCTGATCAAAGAGATCGAAGGCCAGGCCAACTACCAGCTCCAGCAGCTTGCACAGGCCGCTGCAGCACCGGCCGCACCGGTAGCTGCAACAGAACCCGCAACCGAGGCCAAAGAGGCCGCAACAACCGAAGGAGACGCTCAATGAGCACCCGCATCTACGCCGTCCAAGCTGGCGACATCTTCAAGCTGGTCGAAGCCTCGACCAAGAACGCAGCCCTGCGCCACGTGGCCAAGGACCTGATCACCGTCGAGGTGGCCACCCAGAAGACTCTGGTCGGTGCCATGCAAGACGGCGTGAAGGTCGAGCGCGCAGGCGAAGAGCCTGCGACCGCCGAGTAATCAGCCTGTGCCCTCGCGTGCGGGGGCATGGATTGATCACTCACACACGGAGAACTCCCGATGGCAACCCTGCCCGAACCCGCACACAGCACCGTCAACAAGATCTACCAGGCATACGAAAACGACGCCGAGGACGGTAACCGGCCGCACCTGGGGGCCAGCCTGATTGGCCACGCCTGCGAGCGCTTCCTGTGGATGACCTTCCGCTGGGTCGACGCCAAGAAGTTCAGCGGGCGCATGCTGCGGCTGTTCAAGGCTGGCCAAGACTTTGAGCCGCGCATCGTGGCCGAGTTGCGGCGCATCGGTGTCGAGGTCCACGACGTGACCCCCGACGGCAAGCAGTGGCGCGTCGAGGATCTGGGTGGCCACTTTGGTGGCAGCATGGACGGCGCAGCACGCGGCTTTGCCGAGGCCCCGAAGACTTGGGCGGTGACAGAATTCAAGACCCACAATGCCAAGTCGTTTGCGGCCTTGCTGAAGGATGGCGTGCAGAAGTCCAAGCCGCAGCACTATGCCCAGATGACCGTTTATTGTGGCCTGACCGGGATGGATCGCGCCATGTACATCGCAGAGAACAAGGACACCAGCGAGCTGTACACCGAGTGGGTCCACTTCGACCCGGTGGAGTTCGCTAAGCTGAAGGCCCGTGCCGAGCGGGTGATCAAGGCCAACGAGCCGCCGCTTCGGTGCAGCAACGACCCGAGCTGGTACGTGTGCAAGATGTGTTCGTTCCACGAGCACTGCCACGGCGAGGCCGCGCCTGCGGTGACGTGCAGGACGTGCGCGCACAGCACCGCAGAGATGGATGGCGACGCCCGCTGGAGCTGCGGCGCTGCTGCAGCAAACCCGGAGTATCGAGGAGCCGCAAACATTCCGATTCAACTGCAGCGCGTTGGATGCGAGGCTCACCGCTACATTCCCATCCTGCTCGAGCGCTTCGCAACTCAGGCAGACTATGTCAATGGTGATGTGATCTACACCGACGGCACCGGCGCGACGTTCGCCAACGGCGACGGACCCGGTGCGCTGACAAGCCAGGAGATCCGCGACCTGGAGCAGAAGACGATGCTCGGTGATGTGGCTGCGATGAAGCAGCAGCTCGCCGCCCAAGGGATCGACAGCAAGGTGGTGGCATGAGTGATAAGTTTAGAAAGAACGACTGGTACGTAGCAGATGTGCCGCTTGCAGTTGCTCAAGACATGGTTCGTCGACATCATTATTCGGGCGGTGGCAGCAACACCGCAGTTTATACGCACGGCCTATTTAAAAAAGAAGATGGCCAATGCTATGGCGTTGCGTGGTGGCTCCCCCCCACCCGCGTGGCCTGCGAAAGCGTAAACAAAGAAAGATGGAAGCAAGTCCTGTCGCTCACCCGAATGGTGGTTCTTCCCGGCGTGCCAAAAAATGCGTGTTCATTTCTACTGTCTAAGAGCGTCAAGATGATCGAGCGCGACGGTAGGTTTGTTTCGCTGGTTACCTACGCCGACGAGTCGCAGCATCACAGTGGGCACGTTTACAGGGCCGCAAACTGGAACTACGTTGGACGGACCGGACCCTACCCGCGTTGGCTTGACATGTCAGGGCGACAAGTGGCACCAAAAGCAACCGTGAACAGAACAAAAAAGCAAATGGAGGAGCTTGGCCACACAAAGGTTGGCTCTTACTACAAGCACAAATTTGTTCTTCATGTCAAAAACATCACAATGCCTAAGTCGCCGCAACAAGAGCGGCTTTGGAGTGAAGCATGATCCCCCGCCCGTATCAGTCCCGCACGCTGGAAGAACTGTGGGCGTGGTTCAGCAGGCACGACGGCGGCAACCCCATCGTCGAGGCCTGCGTGGGGGCTGGCAAGTCCCTGATGATCGCCCTGCTGGCGCAGCGTGCCGACATGGAGTTCCCCGGCACCCGCATCTTGGTCTTGGTCCACCAGAAGGAACTGCTCGAGCAGAACGTCGAGAAGATCGTCACCGTCTGGCCCGAGGCCAACGTCGGCATCTACAGCGCCGGGGCTGGCCGCAAGGACTTGGGCTGCCAGATCACCTACGCCACGATCGGCTCGATCTACCGCGACGCTCACCTGCTTGGCCGCATCGACATCGTGCTGGCCGACGAGTGCCACCTGATCAACCCCAAGGACGCAGGCATGTGGCGGTCGTTCCTCAACGACCTGGCCAAGTACAACCCGCACACCCGCTGCATCGGCTGGACCGGCACCCCGTTCCGCGGCAACGGCGTCTGGCTGACCGCAGGCGATGACCCGCTGTTCACCAACATTGCCACCCGCGTGACCATGCGCGAGCTGCTGGACCTGGGCTTCCTGTCACCCCTGGTCCCGGCCACCACGGTCACCAGGATCGACGCCAACGGCGTGCGGACCAGCGGCGACGACTACGTGGTCAGCGAGTTGGCCAAGGTCACCGACACCGAGGAGCTGGTCGAGGCAACCTGCGACGAGATCGTGCAGCTCGCTGCCGAGAGGAAGCGCTGGCTGGTGTTCGCCGTGACGGTGAGCCACGCCAACCACGTCACCGAGGCCCTGCAGCGCCGGGGCGTGACGGCCGCCATGGTCTGTGGCGAGACGCCCAAGGTCGAGCGGGCCAAGCTGATCGGCGACTTCAAGGCCGGGCGCGTGCGCTGCCTGGTCAACGTCGGCGTGCTGACCACCGGGTTCGACGCGCCCGAGACCGACTTCATCGCCCTGCTGCGGGCCACCAAGAGCCCGGTGCTCTACGTGCAGATCGCTGGCCGTGGCATGCGCATCGCACCCGGCAAGGAGAACTGCCTGTGGGCAGACTTCACCGACACGACCGCCATCATGGGGCCTGTGGACGCCGTCAAGGGCCGCCTGCCCACCGGTGGCCGCAAGGGTGAGGCTCCGCACAAGCTGTGCCCCCACTGCGGCAGCCAGAACGCCGCCAGCGCCACCGAGTGCTTGGACTGCGGCTTCCTCTTCCCCGAGCCCGAGCGGATCAAGCACGGAATCCAGGCCTCCGCTGCGGCCGTCCTGAGCAGCCAGCAGGAGACGATGTTCGAGACCATTCCAGTGACCGAGGTGCGATACAAGCTACACCAGAAGCTCGGCAGTCCGCCAAGCCTGCGGGTGGAGTACTACGACGGCCTACTCAAGAGGGCGGCGGACTGGTGCTGCATCGGACACGAAGGGTTTGCCAGAAAGAAGGCAGAGAAGTGGTGGCAACAAAGATCAAAGATCGACGCAATCCCCAGCAATGCTGAAGAGGCAATCGAATGGATTGAGTACGACCAAACAATCTTGAGGACGCCAAAAGCAATCGTTGTCAGTCGTGCTTCAAAGTACCCGACCGTTGTCTCTTACCATTGGGACTGACCATGATCAACTATTACACCTACATCCACCGCAAGGCTGACACCAATGAAATCTTCTATGTCGGCAAAGGCAAGGAGAGAAGAGCATGGTCAACATCCAAGCGCAACGCGCACTGGCACAACATTGTGCAGAAGCACGGCGTGACTGTTGAGATCGTTGCGAACTGGAGAAGCTCCAAAGAAGCACTTGATCATGAAGTGTTCTTGATCTGGTGCTTACGGGATATGGGTATTGCGCTTTGCAACATGACGCGCGGGGGCGATGGACTTTGCGACCCAACGCAAGAGGTAAGAGACAAGATTGCCGAATCGTTGCGCGGCAGGCCCGGTCGTCCGATGGGAGAAAGCACGAAGAAGATTATGAGCGAAAGTCGCAAGGGGATTGGCAACCCAATGTTTGGCCGGAAGATTACGGAAGAAGCAAAGAAGAAGCGACTTCAGACATTGATGGCATCTGGCTACAAGCCATCTCCCGAGACCGGCAAGAAGATCAGTGATGCACTCATCAATGGCTACCACCCTATGCGCGGCAAGACGGGAAAGAGTCATTACGGCTCTAAGCCAGTTATGTGCATCGACGCAGCCATCGCATTCGACTCAATTGGGGATGCAGTCAGATGGCTGAAGGCAAACGGCAAACCAAATGCGCGAGACTGGAACATATGCGCCGCCTGCAACGGCAAGCGAAAAACAGCTTATGGCATGCTCTGGCAGTATCACATTAATGAAGAAAGAAGCGCAGCATGAAGCGCATAGAAATCCAAACGATGATCCAGTTGTTCCGCCGCGAACTGCGCACGCTGGAGGCGATCAAGATCCACTGCGGCAACTGCGATCACTTCGCCGCCGGGCAGTGCAAGAAGTTTCAAGCCGTGCCGCCAGCAGATGTGCAGGCGGTGGGGTGCGATGAGTACGAATACGACGAGATCCCTTTCTGAAGAAAGAAAACATGAGCGCGAACGAAATCCAAGTGGCAGGCACCCACTACAAAAGCCAAGCCATCCAGCCGTGGGACTACATCATCTCCAACGAGATCCCGTACATGGAGGGTAACGTCATCAAGTACGTCAGCCGATGGCGAGACAAGGGCGGCCTGGATGACCTGCGCAAGGCGCAGCACTACCTGCAGAAGCTGATCGAGACCGAAGAGGCCAAGCAGTGAAGAACCTCGTCAACGTCGCCGCGTTGGTGGCCCTGTGGGGCGGCTGCCTGTTCCTCATGGGTATCACAATGCGAATCATGTGGGCCATTTTCATGGCCGGGTGGGGCATGCTGTGATCCTCAGTCCTGACGAGCTGCGCAAGCTCACCCAGCGGACCCGAGCCTCGGCCCAGCGCCGGGCGCTCGACTCGCTTGGCGTGCCCTACCGCACCCGACAGGACGGCTCCGTCGTCGTCTTCACCAAGGATTTGCATGCGCCCACGCAAACTGGATCGCCATCTCCCGCCCTGCGTCTACCACCGCCACGGGGCCTACTACCTCGTCAAAGCAGGAAAGTGGACCCGCCTCGGGTCTGACCTGACCAAGGCCTTGGCCGAGTACGCGCACCGCCACGACGTCAAGCAGGGCGGCATGCAGGAGCTGATCGACGAGGCGCTGCCGCACATACTCAAGGGCAAGGCCGACGCGACGGTCAAGCAGTACAAGCAGGCGGCCAAAAAGCTGCGCGAGATCTTGGCCGAGTTCGCGCCTCATCAAGTCACGCCCCGGCACATTGCACAGATCCGCCGTTCGATGGCCGACACCTATGCGGTGGCCAACCGCACGCTGACCGTGCTGCGCATGGTGTTCGACTACGCCCTCG